GGTTCTATCGTCACCGGTATCCAGAACGAAGTCACCGGTAAGGCTGTCGATCTCATGGTTCATCCTTGGCTAAATCAAGGTGTTGCACCTGTCCTATCATTCACACTTCCTATCCCAGATACCGAAGTGAGCGATGTATGGGCGAACTTCATGGTTCAGGACTACATGGGCATTCAATGGCCTGTGACTCAGTTCAGCTATGACTTCTCAACCTACTTCCGAGGTACTTTCTTCTGCACAGCTCCAGCATGGAACGGCGCAGTATCAGGAATCATCTCTGCGTAGTACAACTGAATGAGGCGAGGAGGGTGCGGTGTAATAGCCGCACTCTCCATCAGTTATAGGAGGCTAAATGCCAAGATATGTAGCTCCAGATAGAGGCGTGAAAGAGACAGTCATTGGCGGTGTGAAGTACAACCCTGATAGGGGTGGTCTTTACAATGTAGAAAGTCGAGCACATGGAGAGGCGATGAAACGAGAGGGCTTCTTTGAAGCATCACTCAACCCATATGCGCAAGGCGATATGCAACGAGGCTTCACCTGCACAGCCTGTGGCTTTGATGGGTGGTTTCGCAAGTGTGGTCGCTGTGGAGTAGAGGCGACAGATATAGCTAGAGATGGGGAGTAGTCATGGCAGTAGGTATCACGCCCGATACGACACGAGAGATGCCCTATCTCACAGTCCAAGAGTACAAAGATGCTCCTACCTCTATTGACTACAACAACCTAGTCGTAGGCGGTAATCAGGCAGCGCAGGATGCCGAGCTCGCGAATGTGATCCTACGAGCATCCTCATATATGAACGAGTACCTAAATCAGTCCGTTGTGGCAGATCAGTACACAGAAACACAGCGAGTCAGGGTCAATGGACAGGGCATGATAGCTCTGCATCCCAACAACTCACCCATCATCTCGCTCTCTAGTTTTCAGTATGGGGCAGACCCCAACAACCTAGTAGCCCTACCTGACTGCTCGACAGCATGGTTCGAGGCTCAACAGCTCATCATTCCCCTATCAAATCTCGGCCTGAACTACAGTTCTCAGGGGCCGTTGGGCTTTGGCTTTGGCTATAGCCCTCGGCAACAGGTCTTTACGCAGTACACCTATGTCTCAGGCTTCGTCAATACGACCATCGCTACGGCTACCGCAGGGGCTACCTCTCTGACAGTCACAGATGGCACAGGCTTCATCGCCGGTCAGCAATACCGCATCTACGATGGATCGAAAAGCGAGCGCATCACAGTAGCTAGTACATATACCAATGACTCTACGACTGTGCCTCTGACTAGCGCGCTCGCCTTCACCCATGCCGCAGGAGTGGCTATCGGCAACATGCCTAACGCCATCAAACAGGCTTGCATCCTCATCACTACAGCCCTACTCAAGGTACGAGGCGACAACAGCATGACGATGAACCTGACTACTCAGCCTACGGTCAATATCGGGAACAACGCCCGATACTCAGGCGATATCGTTCTAGCCCTTGACATGGTGAACAAGTACCGCAGGATCAGGTAATGGCAGGGCGCACAGGGGTACGAGCTACCCTCACATCTTTCATATCAAATCCACCGATACCTACGCTCAATCAGGTGTTCACATCGTTCCCGAAGCGCATCAACTACCAGGTGAACGCACAGCCTGGACAGATGACTCGATCTGCTGCAGTCGTCTTTATCGCGGCAGAGAACGAGACTCGTCTAGCCATAGGCGGAGCGCATAGCGGTTGGAAGCGCGTTGATTACTCAGTAGTCATACAGCTCTATACACACTCTATGCATACAAACGCCGAGAGTGCGATGACAGATTTTGATACCCTCGTGGACAACATCAAAGAAAGGCTTCGGTCTGACCATAACTTCGGTGACACCACAGGCAACCTCGTGTGGCAGGGTGCAGAGCCCATCATCAGAGCTCGGTATGGAGAACCTGCGACCAGCAATGAGGGCGCAACAGAGACATACGCTGAGTTAGAATTCGATGTGACTGAGATGATCCAAGCATAAGGAGCACTATGAGACTGAAATATAACGGCACAGACGAGAGAGTGTTCCCTACTATCGGGATCACAGTCAAGCCTGGTGATGAGTTTGATGCGCCCGAAGGATTTGCACATCCTGACTGCGCACCTGCAGGTTCATCAAAAGTACTACCAACAGCACCAATCAAACCGTCTGCATTGACAGACCAGAAAACAGGAGAGTGACATGTCAGTACAACAATCGGTACGCTCGTACCTCGGTATCGCAAAAGAAGCAACAAAGGGTACGGTTGTAGCACCTACTGACTTCATCCCTGTCATGAAAGACAGCTTGAAGCCTGTAGATATCATTGATCCGCTATACGACACAGGGCTTCGTGGCTCAAATGTTGTGAACTACAACTACATCCCTGGTCGCACAAGATCGACTGTGGACTTTGGTGGAGCTGTATTCGCAGACACCATCGGATACTCCATTGCAGGTCTGCTAGGTAGCGTGGCTACTACAGGTGCATCTGCTCCATACACACATACCATCTCGCTCAAAAACAGCTTCACCGCAGCAGCAGATGACCAGCCAATCAGCTATACCCTCACAGATTTCTATGCTGCAAACAATCGCTCATATCCAGGATGTCAGTTCTCAGACTTTTCTCTCCGCTTCAACGCAGATGGACTGTTGGAGTACGATGCAAAGACAACAGGATGGGCATCTAGCACACAGGCTGCGACAGCCCCATCTTTCTCCACTCTCCTACCTACACCGGTATGGCGTGGCACAGTAAGCATCGGCGGTAGCTCAGTCAGCAACGCTATGACCGGCAACATTGACATGAAGCGCAATGTCACTCCTGTCTATGGGATCAGCAGCACACAGAATCCGTTCCAAGTGTTCCTCGGCCCTATCGAGGTCACGGGCAAAATCACCTTCATCATGGAGAACGACACAGAGCTCACACGCTATCTAAACAACTCTCAGCCAGCTATCGTGCTCGACTGGGCATATGGCGCAGGTGCATCTGCGGTACAAATCCAAGCGACCATCACGAAGGGCGCATATACCGCAGCAGTCATCGAGCGTGGCGAGGACTTTGTTCAAGTCACAGTCGATCTCAACGGACAGGGCAACACCACCGATGCAGGATCAACAGGTGGTTTCGCTCCTATCAAGTGGGTGCTACAGAACGCCAAAGCATCAGGCACATACGCCTAGTAGTTCCAGAACAGGAGCGTTGGTAGATAGTGGAACGCCTTCCCCACTATTCCACGCTCCTGTTCCTTTTCAGTTATGATGCGCGAAGGCATATTTATTAGGAGGCACAATGTCAAAACAAATCAAACTACCATCGGGTGCTACAGCTACTCTCAAAGACCCAAAGACTTTGAAAGTCAGAGATCGTAAGCGCGTACTCAGAGCATCAGAGGTAGATGGCGGAGATTTATCAAAGGCGATGGCACTATCAGACTCACTCATCGCCATGCTAGTCGAGGATTGGTCGTTCGATCTCGTCATCCCATCAGTCAAACTAGAAACACTAGATGAGCTAGATATGGCTGACTACGATGCACTCGTAGAGATGACCAAAGAGGCACAAGAAGTACTGTTCCCATCTCTCGCAAAGACTGATGAGACAGAGAAAGACCCAAAAGCGACTACCGCCGACTCGAACGGCTCAAATGGCTGATTCAGGGTGGGCAACGCCACGAGGCGTTCGAATATCCTGATGACGAGTGGGTGTACTACATCGCAGCCGACAGGTTTGGATGGACACCTGACCAGGTAGATGATCTACCGGCTAATACGGCGGATTGGCTCTGGGCTATAGCCACAGTAGTAGATGAGGTGAAGGCAGAGAGAATGGAGAGATCGTGACAGCACGAGTGACGATACCCAACCTCTCTGAGGTCATCTCAGGCGTACAAAGAAAAGCAGAGCAGATAGATATGGCTGTAGCTCAGGCTATTCAGATCACAGGTCTAGCTGTAGAGCGACAAGCGAAACAAAACGCATCGGGCAGACCAGGGCCGAATGTGCGCACAGGTAATCTGCGCAGAAGTATCACTACATCCATGCCTATCAAAGGATTTGGAGATAGCTACTCAGTAGTCGTATCTGCCACGATGGTCTATGCACGAGCTGTGGAACTAGGACATCCAAGATGGAAGCCAGGGGTAAAATATCCATATCTAGGGCCAGCAGCGAGAAACCTCTCAGCTAACGGCACTTTGAACAGGGTGTTCACTAGCGCGTTCGCATCACGAGTCAGGGGTTGATATGACAGCAATACCTCCGATTCTCGTACAGATACAGGCTGATGTCACTAGCCTCAAACAGGGTCTAGCTCAGGCACAAGCGGCTATCAAAGGTGTAGATGACAATGTAAAAGTCGCCGATACAGGCATGAAGAACTTTTCTAGCAGACTCAAGAATGTAGCCTCCACTATCGGTGTTGCCTTTGCAGGTACACAGATTATGGCGTTTGCCAAAGACACAGTTATGGCTGCCTCGAACATGGCAGAGTCACTATCAAAGGTGCGCGTGGTCTTTGGAGAGGGCGCAGCAGCAGTCGAAGCATGGGGCAAAACTGCCGCAGACAGCATGGGTATCAGTAATCAGGCTGCTCTAGAGGCTGCAGGTACATACGGCAACCTGTTCCAGGCATTCGGGCTAGGACAGGGACAGGCACAGGATATGTCTATGTCTCTCGTACAGCTCGCCGGTGACATGGCATCCTTCAACAACACCTCGATAGATGATGCGATTACAGCTCTGAGATCAGGTTTATCCGGTGAGACAGAGCCACTCAAGAAGTTCGGTGTGGCGATGAACGAGGCGCGACTCAAGACTGAGGCTCTATCACTAGGACTCATCAAGTCCACATCTGAGGCTCTAACTCCTGCAGCAAAGGCTCAGGCGGCATATGCACTCATCATGAAAGACACAGCACTAGCGCAGGGTGACTATGCGCGTACTGCAGATGGCACAGCGAACACTATGAAAACGCTACAGGCAAAGATGGAGGATGCGAAGGTCGCACTCGGAGATGCCCTCATGCCAGCGTTCCAGGGGCTACTAGCGATACTCAAGATAGCTATACCTCTGCTCATGAAACTAGGCAACTTCTTCAAAAACAATCAGGATGAGATCAAAGCCTTCGCCATAGCATTAGGTATCGGCTCTGTCGCATGGGGTATCTACACTATCGCAGTCAAGCGAGCAGAGATAGCTCAGAAACTATTGAACCTTGCGCAGAAAATGAATCCCATCGGACTCATCGTAGTAGCAGTAGCTCTACTCGCTGCAGGTCTAGTCAAACTATGGAAGAACAGCGAAACCTTCCGGAATGTCATCATCACAGTAGGTAAGGCAGGTCTGACCGCCTTCGCATCTATCATCCCGATGGTAGGCAAAGTGGGTGAGGCTGTCCTCAAGTTCCTGATGACCCCACTCAAACTCGTACTCACAGCTCTATCCAAACTCCCAGGCGTGGGCAAGTATGCAAAGTCTGGACTCGATCTACTGAACAAAGGTCTAGATGGCGTGAGCGACTTTGCAGATAAAGCAGCAAAGAAAGCCAACGACCTCATCAAGACTCTAGACAATGTAGGCAAGGCAAAAGCCAAAACCGAGAAAGATGTAGCGACCACTACAAAGAATAGGCAGACCACTACTACAGCGACTGTGGATGCAAAGACTCTAGAGAAGGCTGCGAAAGAGGAGCAGAAACGCCTAGATAAGCTCAAGGACTATCAGAAAGATGTCCAGGATATCTACAAAGATATGAACGATGTCATCGCAGAGGCTCAGGAGAAAGGGCAGGAGGCTCTAGAGACTCGCAATGAGCGTATGGCTGAGGCTCAGGAGAGATATAACGAAACTGTAGCTGATCTCAACAAGCGGTACGCAGAGTCCATAGCTGATGCTGAGGAGCGCGCTGCAGAGCAGAGAGCTGATGCTCAGGATAACTATCGCAAGGCTGAGACTGAGGCAAAGAAGCGATTTACCCAGGCACAGATACAGATAGCAAAACAGTACAACGACAAGGTAGCTGACCTAGAGAAAGCCCTACAGAACAAACTGCGCGATATCCAAGAGTCTGCCAACAGCAAGCGCGCCGAGCTGACACAGAAGGCTGCGGAGAAACAGGCAGGGATTATCCAGCAGTCTATGGATCGACTACGCTCCGCGTTCGCATCCAAGACAGGTTTCAATCTCGGCGAGGCTATGGCAGGTGGTAAGTCTGCCGATGCTCTACTAGCTGATCTCAAATCAAAACTAGCGGCAGCAAAAGAGCTACAGGCTAACGCTGCTGCGCTCGCAGGTATGGGCTATAGCCAGACCTTCATCGAGCAGGTAGTCAAGAACGGGCCTGAGGCTGGCAACAAAATCGCCGAGGCACTCAAGGCTGCATCACCGGATGCGACCAAAGAACTACAGCTCCTATATGGACAGGTCGAGTCTGTCTCAGAGACAGGGCTAGATGCGCTCGCCAAGACTATGAACGAGGGTGGCAAGTTAGCTACATCGGAGCTCATGGAGGCATATACCCAGGTCGCTACTGATCTCAGAGTCTCTCTGACTGAGGTAGATCGACAGATGCAGGATGGTCTAGCTGAGGCTCAGGCTGCCTATGCATCAGCCATGACTGAGGCTAAGGCAGAGCGTGATGCTCGTATGACTGAGGCTATGACTCAGATGAACGAGTCCATCGCTGAGGCTAAAGCCACACTTGAGGCTGCGCTCGCAGAAGCTGAGAAAACACTCGCCAAGTCTCGTGCAGAGGCACAGAAGCGACTCAATGAGGGTCTAGCTGAGGCACAAAAGACCCTACAGAAAGCCCTAGAGGATGCTCAGAAGTCCTATGAGAAGGCGATAGATGAAATCAACAAAAACACACAGAAGAAACTAGCTGATCTCAAAGCGAAACTAGCTGAGGTCGCTGCTGCTATGGCTGCTCTACAGGCTGCTCAGGCTGCTGCTATGGCGATGGCGAATGCACCGGTCTATACACCTATGCCATACACGGGCACACCATTTGGTCAGGCAGGTGGCAACACAGGATCAAAAGGCGGAACGACTACAAATGTCACCCAGAACTTCACAGCCACCGCAGTAGATACTCAGCTCGTAAGCACAGCGACAGTATCAGCTATCCGATTTGGCAATGTCATCGTACCTACATCTCCTACAGCTCTAGCCTCTAGAGAGAGTGGTGCTATCGGTGCTGCCTCTATCGCATCGCGCACTACTAGCGCGCTCAGTTCTGCACAGGTCATAGCTAATAGACGACAAAGCCAGGGATACATCTAATGCCACAAGTCATTGCCAACTATTCGTTCTCCTTCAACAGTCAGGTCTTTGGAGGAGAGGGCTCGCCATATCAGATACTCGCTGTGGATGGTCTAGAGGGTCTGCCAGGTATCCGCAATCAAGATGACAACCGAGGATATGCCGATGGTATGTTCACAGGTCGCGACTTCCTAGCAGGGCGCAATATCAGCATCACCTTTCAGGTCACAGGGTCAGCTAACGGCTCGGCTCAGGCTAACCTCAACACATTACAGAGAGCCCTACTGCCTCAGACATCAGGCACTACACCTCTCTACTTCCTACTCTCAAACGCTGAGAGTGAGCAGGTCATCAACGCTCGCGTGAGAGGTATGCAGGTCACTCTCGATCCTAACTACACCTATGGATATATCCTCGGACAAGTTTCGTTCTTCTGCCCTGATCCTCGATACTACGACAGCAATATCCAAACAGCTACGCTCGCCTATACCCCACCTGGGGGTCGCACCTATGACCGCGTGTATAACCTCGTATATGGAGGCGGTAGCGTAGAAATCGTCACCACTATTACGAACAATGGGTGGACTGATACATATCCGACCATCACACTCAACGGGCCGATAGATAACCCTGTACTCGGAAACGAGACAGAAAATGCGGAGCTCAATTTTACCTGCAGTCTTTCTGATACAGATGATCTCGTTATAGACCTATACAACAAACTCATCACTTTGAACGGCAATCCTGCTCGCAACCTACTGACCTCTGGCGAGTGGTTCTCTGCACAGCCAGGCAACAACTTGTTCTACCTGACAGGC